TATCTTACTTAATTAAACATGGTCATTGGTCACCCTTTGAAATGGTTAATATGTGTGTTGAGATAGATACTACACGCTCTATAGCAGCTCAAATACTTAGACATAGATCTTTTAGCTTTCAAGAGTTCTCTCAACGGTACTCTGATGTTAATAGCTTAGGTGGTCCCATACTTCCAGAGCTTAGAAGACAAGATGAGAAGAATAGACAGAATAGTATTGATGATATTGACCATCATGATCAACAAGTGTGGTTGAAAATGATAGATAAGCATTTTAAACAAGGAATGGACCTGTATTCTAATATGTTAGAGGCCGGTATAGCGAAGGAGTGTGCACGAGAGGTGCTTCCAATGGCTTCTAAGAGCCGTTTGTACATGAATGGTACATTGAGGTCATGGATACATTACTGTAAGCTTAGAGGAGCAGATGGGACCCAATCAGAGCATCGTAAGATTGTTATGGATGTTAAGAAACTCATGAGAGAGTGTTTTCCTAAGACTTATATAGCATCAGCTTACTACATGTCTTAAATTTTGGCATAAATTTCTGAAGGCATTGCTTAAGAAGGGCGAGACTCGTTCTCCCCCAAGGGGTCTCGGGTTATTTCTTTATATTTAACTAAATGTTATTTAACCCGCTCGCTTCGCTCGCTTTATTAACACATAGGGGTCGTAATTTCCTGTGCAATATGTTATACAGTGCGGTGATTAAGCGAGCGCGAAGCGCGAGCGGTGCAATCGTGTTGGATTGTTGACATCGAAGACTGCACATCTGTAGCGTTACGTTGTTACTTAGTAGACACACAGTTAATAACATTGTAACAGAGTGTGAAGTATGTATCACGGTGAACAACATTGTGCGTCGTTCTGTGTTATGATAATTACATAATCAAAGAAGTTCATTATTATTTTATTATGTTAAATTCAAACACTGAATTAAATCGTTATCAATTAAATCTTATTGATAATCTTAACACTTTACTCGCTGAAGATTCAGCAATGTTAAATGATGTTATTGTTGAATATGTTACACTCTTAGGTAACACAAATAGAATGCATGATATGCATGATTATACTTGTCAAGAATTAGAGAATGATTGGGGGTTAGGTTAATAACATTTAACCGCTCCAATCTTTTTTGTTACAGAGTGTGTCGGTTCACTCACATTCCTTGACTCTGGATTCAAAATCGACTATAATATAAAATGTAAACGAGGGGAGACAATCCTCCACAATTCTTGTTAACAACTTATGAATTATTATTCTTCATTAGTTAAACAAATCGATCAATTAAAATCACAAGGTAAGGAAGTTAAATTAACTAAATTACCATCGGTTGTTAACATCAAACGTAAGTCAATTAGGTTCTGATTCTTAACAACAACCACACACCATTTATCCTTTTTAATTATGTACGATTTACAAGAAATGTTTAACGCTTCAGTGTTAATGAACAAAGAAGCAATTCAAGATGAAGCTATCATGAATGTATTAACAAATGCAGCAAATGATAACTTCGAATTCAAGAATGTATCATGCGATCATGTTACTTTCGATGAGTTAATCGGTAAGGGTTAATTAACTCTTACTGTTTGATTCTTTCCTTATAACATTCACAGTCAAATCGCGCTGAGTTTGTTATAATGAAGGATTCAATAATTTCCTTCAACCTTAACAATTATTATTATGTTTTCCATGTTTATTACTGTACCTAACCGCACATCAAATGCAATTGAAGAGTTAAAAGTTGATGCATTAAATAGTCAAGCATTTGTTACATTTAAGAATGGTAATTCATATGCTTATGAGAATGTATCAAAGCGTGCAATTATAAACGTTTTGTTTAATCAAGATGTAAGTCTTGGTTTTTGGGTTAACAACAACCTAGTTAAATCTGAGAGAGCAAGAGTATTAAAATATGATGAATTTGATTATGGTTTATTAACTCAAACACCATACTTGAAAGAGTTAGAAACTGAGGTTAAATTACCTTCATTTGTATAACTAATTCAAATCAAATTGACTCTTAATTGAGTCTTTCCTGATCCTATAGATTAACGGTTAAATCATTACACTGTCACTGTAAAGATAAGGGTTCAATTCCCTTTAGGATCGTTGACACAATTCCGTGTCATTTGTTAACTTATTCACAGTCAAATCCTATGACTAATTATGCACTCAACTCTGTAAAAGAATCATACGATATTGATACTTTACGTGAAATTGTTGAACATGGATGTTCTTCAGGTGTTGCACATGATCACATCTATTACTCTGAAACTCTTTCATTCTTCGATAACTATGAAGATGAAATAATTGAATACATTACTAATAATTACGGTGATGAAATCATTGAACAGTTATGGAATGATAACCCATGTAATATTACAGGGTATAAGAATGACACAGTATGGTGCTTTGTTGAACTCGTAGCATCACAATTAGTTGATGAATATGAGGATACAACATGTCAAGAATTAAGTGAATTAGATGAAGATGTTTATCCTAATCTAACAGAACTAAGTAACACTGAATGGGGTAAATCTCACTTGGAGATAGTAACAGCATGACAGGAATAATAGCTTGGATATGTTTAACTATCCTTCTTTATATCATCTTAAAAAACATCACTAATCATTCTTAATTAATGCTAAAAGTTTCACAGTCAAATTACGCGGTAGATTCTAACACTCTACTGCGTATTTTTATATCAGTTACTAAACCTAAACCGTACAAATATAATCCAATTCGTACACATTACAATCACAAATTATTCGGTTAATTAATTATGACACAATCCTCCCACGTTGAGTTAATCTATTCAACATTAATTAAAGAAGCAGAAAGAGTAAAGAATAATCCTATGGAATATAAAGCATATGAGTTTGCAATTAGAATTAAAACTAATAACAATTGTACACAATCATTTGAAATTATTAGTCAAGCAAGAAGTCAACTTGAAGGAGTAAACTAACAATGAATCACGACAATGATTACCATGATGATATTAATTACGGGAATAGATTTCCTAATGATTGGTATTTCCAAAGGGATGAAGATTCAACCCCTGATTATTACACACTTGAAAACGATTACGAGGATTAACTAACTATGTCCCACCCAAATAAACAAGAATGTTACACATTAACTTCAATATGTGACTATGATGGTTCTAAAACAATACATGGAATCTTTGAAAACATTGATGCTGTGTATTACAGATTAAAGCAAATGTATACACATTGTGGTAGTGAATATCACATTGAATGTTTTCACATAAGCGATGCAGAAACAGAAGCAAAGAGATGGAGTGAAACAAATATGGAAAGAAAAAAGTGTGAACGAGAAGCAGAAATGAAAGAAGCAAGGTTAAAAGAATGGGAAGAACATCACGAGAAATGGGATAACTTAGACGAAGGATTTGATGAGATGATGGAGGGAAATAATGACTAATTACAAATATCCAATAACATTAACTCTTGAATCTGATGATGTTGAGTATTTAGTTTCAACATTAGATGAATATCCTCAAGATACAAAAGAGTATGCAATTCGTGAGGAAATCTTATTACAAACCTATGAGTAATTAAAATGTCAACAATCACAGTCAATCAACGTGCTTTCACTGAAGCTTTGATGCTTGCAATCGTTGCTCCTGATGAAGAGAAATCTAAGAAAGCTAGAGACTTAGCATCATTAATTGGTACAAGTTTATCTGAAAAAGATAAAGAATACTCTAAAATGGGTATTGAAGTTTGTTTAGAATACCTGAGGAAATACCCATGAAACAGTATGAATTAACATTAAAGATTAGAACCGCTATCTTACCTAAAGATATCATATGGTTTGTAACACAAAAGCTGAAAGATGTACTTCCTATTATATCAATTAACTATGAAGTTATTGAAGAAAGAGATACATCAATTGAACATCATGGAGGTTTAAGTGATAACAATTAGCTTAATGATTGCATTAACTTGTTTAATATTAATTGGAGTAGAATTAACAAATGAACGTAACACCAAATAGAATACATAACTCAGGTAAGTATCTCAAACCTAAGTTAAAACCTGTTGCTATTAGACAATCTAAAGCACGATTAAAAGCGTTAATTAACAAATTAAAAGGTTAATTAACGTTTCTTTTTTATTATTCACAGTCAGAGCGTAGCTCATGGACCCTGAATAAAACCCTTTCACAGTCAGCACTCAGCACATGGACGCACAACATTATCTAGTCACACTAAAAAGTGGACGCACATTCGTATTGAAATCAGGATACGATGTTTACAAAGCAGCTTATGATGCTTATGATGAAGCTTGTCTCATGGACGACTACCTAGTTAATGTAGAACCAGTTGATAAACCTGAATACTTAACATTTAAAGAAGAAATGGAGATTCTAGCTACACTATGAAGAAACCTAAGTATTACCCTAATAACTGGAAAGAGTTCAGTGATGCACCTTCTGAGTTATTTGAATCAATTGAATATGATGAGTTCATGGACTGGAAGATAGGTGGTTATGAAATACCATCATCGGTTGCAGCAATTGTACGAGTAAGAGACTTAAATACTGGTAAAGTTAAAGAGCATGTGTATAAATATAAGCATGCAGCTAGAAACAAAACAAAGAAACTCATGGATTCTGGTAACAAAGAGATTACCATAGTTCAACGAGATACTGTACATTTTATTTATCCAAAGGAGAAAGAGTATGACATCATCTTCGATGAGTGATGCTAATGGTATTACTAAAATACTTGAATACCAAAAGAAAGCATTAAAATCTATTGAAAAGAGTCATCCACATAGAGATGAGATCATTAAATTACTAAATGAACAAGTAAACGACGATCTTCAAACTAATGCCTACCCCTGCACAAATTGATGAACAAGTTAAACTAGAAAGAGATCAAGTTGCTCAAGGACTCAAACGACTTAAGGATAACACTACTAAATTAGAAGGTCAAAACTATGCGTCAGCTAGTATTTATGGTATAACATCTATTGATGCTTTATTACCACTCGTTGTAGACCGTATCAAGGACACTACAAAACGCATTAAAGAAGGTCACACAGGTCGATCATTTAAAGAAATACAGAAATACCTAGCAAACTTAGAACCACTAGCTGCTGCTGCTATTGCATGTAAGATAACCTTTGATCAAGTCTTTGGTTATAAGGATGATAGTAATCAACTAACTAAAATCAGCATAGCAATAGGTAAGGCTGTAGAAAATGAATGTCAAATGAGGCATTATGAATCAAAAGCACCAGGATTATTAGAAACATTAAAGAAAAACTATTGGCATAACTCATGTGGTACACATCAAAAGATTGTAATTATTCAAACATTAATGAATCGCTATGGTATATCTAAATGGGACTCATGGGGTGATAATAATAGAAGTAAGTTAGGTACTTGGTTATTAGATTGTATTATGGAAGAGAGTGGTTGGTTTTATAAAGATATGAGAAGACAAGGTAGAAAACGTATTAATTATATCGAACCAACTGAAAAATTCATTAATATCAAGGACCAAGTAATGAAAGATAGTGAGTATTATGCACCACTATCTTGGCCAATGTTAATTGAACCTAACGATTGGGAACCACATAGATCAGGTGGTTACTTACTTAATGAGGTGATGTGTAAGCATGAAATGGTTAGACGAGGCGATAGGACATCTATACAGGGGGAGAAACCCATAGCCTTTTTGAATAAGATTCAGAAGGTTGGGTATAGGTTAAATCCTTTCATTGTAAACGTAGCAGAAGTGCTCTATGAAAGAGGGATAAGTGTAGGTAAGTTTATACCTATAATAGAGATGCCTATTCCTCCTAAACCTGTAGATATAGCAGATAACAAGGACGCTAGGAAAGCGTATTGTAGAGGTAGAGCAGAAGCTGAGAACTTTAATCATAATGCTCCTAAGAGGGCGTGTAGAACACGTCGTACTATGGAGACAGTTAAAAGATTTAAAGGTAAAGAGTTCTTCATACCGTGGTCTTTTGATTATCGTGGTAGAGTATATCCTATCCCCGCATTCCTTACACCTCAAGATACTGACTTTGGGAAGAGTCTGATTAGATTTTCTAATGAGTCAGTTGTATGTGGTGATGCTGAGAAGTGGTTAGCTTTTCAAGTTGCTACTACATATGGTTTAGATAAATCTCCTATGGATGAAAGATTAGAATGGGTTAAGAATAACCTATTCACAATCAAGTCCGTGGCTATAGATCCTATAGATAATATTGGGTCTTGGGAAGATGTTGAAGAACCATGGCAATTCCTCGCAGCATGTGAAGAATACTATCACTGTATAATACTTAAGGACCGTAATACTACAGGATTATGTGTAGCTACAGACGCTACATGTAGTGGTCTTCAGATCTTAGCTGGATTAGCTAAGGACCGTAGTACAGCACAACTCGTCAATGTGTTGCCTTCTGATAGACCTCAAGACGCGTATAAGGTAGTCGCTGAGACAGCGAAGCCTTTCGTACCTATTTCGCTACACAATGTTTGGGATAGGAAGGCAGTCAAAAGAACCGTCATGACTATCCCTTACAATGCTAAACCATTCTCTAATAGATCATACATAAGAGATGCATTGAAAGAGGCTGGTGTAGAGATAGATAAAGATGATCTAACAGTTACAGTTAAAGCTGTCAGGGACGCTATGAATACTATAGTACCTGGACCGATGTCTGTAATGAAATGGATCGAAGATGAGGTAGCTAAAGCTTTTAAGCGAGGTGTAGAAGAACTTCAATGGACTACACCATCTGGGTTTATAGTTAACCAAAGGATTCAAAAGAAAAAAATTGAGGTAATGAAACTTCAGTTATTAGGTAACGTAAAGTTATCTATAGCTTCAGAAGATCCAAACAAACCTGATACGACCAGACATAAAGCTGCCACAGCGCCAAACTTAATCCATAGTTTAGATGCTACACTATTACATATCAGTGCACTAAGATTCTGTGCTCCGATTGCTCTCATACATGATTCAGTACTATGTAGAGCTACTGATATGACTACGTTATCAAGTATAGTAAGAGAAACCTATATGGAACTCTTTGCTAAAGATAACTACCTTCAAACCTTTGCTGATGCAATAGGTGCGAAGACTGAACCACCGATCATAGGAGACTTAGAACCCTCTGAAGTGATTGACTCAACTTATTTTTTCTGTTAATTATGTTTTCATCCTATTCCTTAATGGATAGCTTCTTTGCACCTACTAGAGTTATTGTGGTCTCAGAAGAGAGATTACAAGCTGCTGAACGTAAGGCAAAGCAAGAACAAATTGAAGCTGTTGAAGTTCGTATTCAAGAACTAACAAAGTATAAAGACAGTCTTAGTGAAGATTTAGCTAAATTAGCACCAGCTAAAGAGGCTACTGACAATGGCTAGAACTATACATACAACTGATAAACCTGTAACACTTGAAGGATTCCAAGCAGTGCTAGCTCCTAGTAAGTTTGGCTATTCCTTATCGGCTATAGTTGGTAATGATATTATCGACAAGCTAGAAACTGAGAGGTCTGATGTCCTTAAGTGGGCTGAGTCCAAGCTCAAGAACCCTAAGCGATCTACTCTCAAGCCTGAACCTTGGGAAGAAGTTAGCGATGGTCAATATAAATTAAAATTTTCATGGTCTGAAGATAAACGTCCACCTGTTGTAGACACAGAAGGAGTACCTGTAACAGATGTCAAAACACCATTATATTCAGGATCTACAGTTAAACTTGGCTTTTATCAGAAGCCCTATATTCTACGGGATGGGGTTACCTATGGTAGCAGCCTTAAGTTGGTTGGTGTTCAAGTTGTCTCAGTAAAAGGTGAGGCAGGCGTAGACACTGGTGACTTAGATGCAGATGCAGTAGCTGAATTATTTGGTACTACATCAGGCTTCAAGACTGGTGATCCTAACGTAACACCTACCACCAATGACGAAGAAGAAGACTTCTAAAGAAGAATCACTTGAATGGGCACAACAAGCTTATGATAAGTTAAAGAATAAGAAGCCACCTAAATTTAGATCAGGTTTAGAGGAGCAAGTTGCAAAACTCCTCGATGGACTTGGTGTAACATATGATTATGAATCTGAACGAGTTCCTTATACTATACAACACAATTACACTCCTGACTTTGCTCTCCCTAATCATGTATTACTTGAAACTAAAGGGTATTGGGACGCAGCAGACAGACGTAAAATCTTGGCAGTTAAAAAAGATAACCCGTACTTGGATTTAAGAATGGTGTTTCAATCTCCATTCAATAAGATAAGCAAAAAAAGTAAAACAACGTATGCGCAATGGTGTGATAAACATGACATACCATGGACTGCATACCATAATATTCCACTCGAATGGTTGATCTAACCAACGAATTCGTAAGGCATATACCTTGCGAGAATTGTGGTTCATCCGATGCAAACTCATTGTATTCGGATGGACACACATACTGTTTTGTCTGTCACAATAGAACAGGCGACAATGATGTTATTCACAGTCAACAAGTGACTAAAACTGTACACCTTACTGGATCAGCCGAACGGTTGCATAAAAGGAATATATCTGAGAAGACTAATCAGTTCTATCAAATTTATAGGGACGGAGATGTGTTACGATTTCCTTACCATGATGAATCAGGTATATTATTAGGTGTTAAAACCAAGACAAAGAAAAAAGACTTTCGCTATGAAGGAGTTTCCACTGATACCTTATTCGCTCAGCATAAGTTTCCTAATACTGGTAAACGTATTGTTGTTACTGAAGGTGAACTAGATGCAGCATCGTGTTATGAAGCTATGCCAGGATGGCCTATGGTTTCCTTACCACATGGTGCTGCTAGTGCGAAGAAAGATATACAAAAACAAATACCACTGTTCCAAGGTTATGAAGAGATTGTATTATTCTTCGATGGAGATGACGCAGGGCGTAAGGCGGCTGAAGAGGCGGCATCAGTATTACCTCCTGGCAAGGTATCCATCGCTCGCCTTGAAGGCTTTAAAGACCCCTCAGAGGCGTTACAAGCTAACGATGCTGAAGCGATTCGAAAGGCTATATGGGACGCTAAACCCTTTAGACCTGATGGCATCGTCGATGGTAAATCGCTCCTCTCGACAGTTACGAAACCGCAACCACCATTTGACCATGAATACCCCTTCAAAGGACTTAATAAGAAGCTACACGGGATCAGGTACGGAGAACTTACTACATTTACTGCTGGCACTGGGGCAGGAAAGACAAGCATCATGCGTCATATCGCAACTGACTTACTCATCAAAGGGGAAACAGTTGGGATCTTGGAGCTTGAAGCAAGTAATAGAAGAACAGCACTTGGATTAATGTCCACAGCTGTTGGGAAAAACCTAGCACTAGGAGAACACACTGAAGATGAACTTACAGAAGCTTTCAATAATTCCATTGCTAATTGGAATTTGTATATGTTTGATGGGTTCGGAAGTTTTGACCCCGATCTTATCTATAACCGCATTGAGTATATGGCTAC